CCACCGCCGCCACCAGAACCGCCAGCCCCACCGTTAGAAGGAGTACCAAACGCTGTACCGCCGCCACCGCCGCCTGAAGAAGTAATTGTGCTAAATACTGAGTTACTTCCCGCCGTTCCTTGCGCGGATGAACCCCCAACAGCACCAGCACCGCCGCCACCAACCGTAACCGTTATACTTATTCCAGCAGTAACAGCAAATGAAGCTGCGGTTCTGTATCCACCAGCACCACCTCCTCCAGCTAATGCACAACCGCCACCGCCGCCACCCGCTACGACAAGGTACTCAATGGCAGATGTGGCAACGGGACGCGTTAAAAAGAAATTAGGTGCAGCAAACATTATGCGAACGCCTGAGCAGCGGTTCCAAACCAAGACGTACCGTTTGCAACAAAACTAATAATGTCAATGCCTGTCGTTGCGGTTGTTGTCAACGTGGGCGGAGTACCACCGGCAAATTTAACGCCAGTAAATGTTGCTGTTCGTGAGCCAGTACCGTCCTGTGTGCAAATCAAAATAAAGGACTTGCCAGCGGTAGCAGTTGGCATTGTGAATGTGCAGTTGCCTGTCATGGTCACAGTTTGCACAGTACCGCTAGTCAGAGATAAAGTTTGTGTTGTGCCTGAGTTCCCAATGGCTACAACAGATTCAACGTAGTTAGTGACAGTAGGATTGTTAACTGTCGGACTAGTATCCAGCACCATCTTGCCTGTGCCGGTGACTGCGTTTGTCAACGTTACGCCGCCATAAGTCAAAGCACCAGAAATCAGCAGATCGGTGAAAGCGTTAGGATCGAGCAGTTGGAACCTTGTCCCGTCATACTCAACTAAAGCGACTTGACCTGTAACCATGCCGCCAGCAACCAAAGCTATTGCGCCCGTTCGAGTGACTGCTTTAGCGCCCAGGCCATCAATGTTAAGTGTGACCGCGCCGGTGTTGGTAGTGCCTACAACGAACGAGAATATTTGCCCCGCCGTGTAAGCGGTAAGGCTAGGCGATACGGTTCCTGTGATCGTATCAGTCCCTGCGACCGTTATAAGCGTGTTGGTGCTGAAGTTCTGGAGCTGGCCTAGCCTAACAGCGTCATTCGCTGCCGTACCCGCACCAAGACCTGTGATCTTGTACGTTCCCATAGGGATATTGGCGGTAGGCGTAGTCTGTCCGTCTTTGGTCAAAGCGGTAGAAAGCCCAGTCCCGAGGTCAGCCGTTAGCGCGTTAAACGCGGTTGAGCTGATGACTGTGCCGCTAACTACGGGTTGCCCCGCGCTGTTTATATTGAATGTGCCGCTTCCGTTGTAACTCATTTTGGTATCCTTTTATTTCTGGTCTAGCGCGTTGTAATTGACTGATTCTTTCACTTTTTTCGCTTCTGCCATTTGTTTTGCTAAACCAGCTATTTGTTTTAAACCAATTACATTTAAAGATGCAACTTTATCCAAAGCCCTTGCAATTAAATTTCCGCTTTGAGCATAATTTACAGCGCCAGGTTGTTTAACAAGCGCATCTTGCAAATAACTCCGCAAATTCAATATTTCTTCGCTTCCTTTTTTGCCAAATAAATAATCTAGTTTTGCTTCTCTTTCAAGAGAATCAATTGTATTTGTAAGTTTTGAAAAAGACATTTGATTTGGATTTTTTGTGAGCTGTCCGCGCATATATTGGATAGTTTGTCCTTGCAGTTCTTTAAAAGCCTGCTCGCCTTCAGGGCCAGCTTTTTTCAACAATCTCGTTACCGATTGCATTTCTTCTAACGAACCATTTAATATAATGTGATCAAATACATCTGATAACGCTACCGATCTATCTGCATACCCTGCTTTTGTTCCTAATAGTTTTGCAACGCGGTAATTGTTCTCAAAATCTGTTCCTAATTGCGCTCTAGAAGCTCTTGCTTCTCTATACAAATTGCCGCCAACACCTTCAGTAATTTCATTTATTTTATTTTTTACATCTCTCATATACAAACCTGATTGCTCTCCGGGTTTGCCTAGCTTTCCAGCTACTTGGTATAAGTTTTCAATATCATCAATTGTTACATTGCCATTAGTTGCTTTTTTCAAAGAATCTAATTTCATTTTTATTGAATTTATTTGCGGAACAGAAATAGCTTCTGCTTCGTTTGCAGCCAACCATTGCTCTAACGGCGCGGTATTAACAACTTCTTTAGTTTCACCAGAATCACGCGCTTTTTGATAATTTGTGTTTACTTGAGTTAATTTTCTGTCGTACTCATTAACCAATGCTTTATCAACAATTGAACCAATTTTTCTGTAAGTTTCAACGTCAGGAGCTGAAAATTCTGCTCCTGTTTTTTCAGCCATTTGTTGAAATTTGTTAAGAATATCTTGCTCTTGTTTTGTTTTAAATTGAATTAGCGGTTTGCCGGTTGTATCTGGTTTTTGCAATGCAATTTCAGACTCAAATTGTTGAGTGGCTAAATCTTGCATTTGCTCGCCTTTGCTGAGTTGCAAACCTAATTGATTTGCCCTTGCTTGACGTAAAGCTGCTTGTTCAACAGAAGCCGCGCCCATGCCTTGCATTTCTTCAGGCTTAGATTTCAAAGCGTTTATAAGCGCAGTAGGCACTTCTTTTGCCTTCTGCAAGCCAGTTTCGCCGTAGGCTTGAAGTGCTTGCGTCATTGGCCTAGCTGCGCTTATTGCTTTTAACGCGGCTGCTGGCGTTACTAATCCAGCAGAAATAGCAGCAGCATCACTTCCGGTTAGTTCTTTTACACCGCCAGCAGCAGCACCAGAAACCCCGCCAATAGTTAATGCTTTTATAAGATTTGATACGGATGTTTGCGGCATGGCAGCGCCTACTGCACCTTGCACCCCAATATCGAATATGCGTTGCCCTGTGGTTACGGGTTCAAACTGAGGTTTAATAAACCCCATTGCAGACATTGCTTTGCGAGCATAGTCAGGGTTTTCAGTTAGCTCTGGTGCTAAATCTGACCGACCTAAAGCAGTTGCCGCAGTTCCGTAAGCAGACTTACCTAAATTTATTAAACTATTAGGCGTGTTTAACAAAAAATCAGGGACACCTGCTATCCCTTTGTTTGCCGCATTTATGCCAACTTGCAAATTAGAAGGTGTCGGTTGTGCTTCAGGAATTGGTTGTATTCCAGGTATTTGGTCGGCTAAACTTTTAGCGTTAATTTTTGAAAATAACTCTTGTGCTTTAGCTATTACAACATTGTCGCTTGCTCCAGCAGGGCCGCTTATTTCACGGATATTGCCCTCTGGGTCGCGTACTTTATAAATTTGATCAGCCATTATTCCACCACCGCCCAACCACCTGTTGTTGTAACAATATTTTTTGCGCCCGAACCAGCTTGTATACGCATTGCTTGTATTGCTAACTTTCTTGCATTTTCTTTTTGTTTTATAACAGCGTCAGAATCATTTGGTTGCGGGAAATATTTTTTATCTTCAGTTGTAAATTCATCTTTTCCAATAGCCGCGCCAGATTCTTTCCGCAAAACAGCAGTAATAAAGTTTGTTTTTGCTTGTTGAACTTGTTGCTGTTTGCCGCTGCTACCACCTAAGAAACTAGGTAAGTTTTGAGCAAGTGAGTCTCCTACATACGGCACTCCGGCAATGACAGGAGGTCTTACAATATTTTGACCAAACGAATCAGTTTCTTTAGCAAGTTTGTCTAATATGTCATTAGCTGATTGCATTCTCATGCCATATGCAGTTGCGTTGCCTTGAGATTCTGTTAAAGGTTTTCCGCCAAGCAACGGTGTTCCATCAGGCGTTGTAACAGGTGTAGCAACGCCAGTTTGAGGATTAAACGCCATAGAGCCAGATTCAGTTTCTTGAAAGCTAGAAGACGGATTTTCTGCTAGCCATTTTTTCAAATTGAATTCTTTTATGCTTACATTAAGACGTTGCGCTTCGCGTCTGTCTTGTGCTTGTTGAGGAGCAGACAAGTTATTAAATGCTCTATCTGCAAGTGCTTTGTCTTGCGTTAGTCTTGCTTGCGTATCTGTAGAAATATTTTTAGGAATAACTGAAGCACCTGCAATAGAAAGTCCTGTTGCTTTATTAGTTGGTTGTATTCCAGATCCAACGTCAACATAAGTAACTTCTGCTGGTTTTGTGCCGCCGCTAATAAATGTTTTAACAGGATCAGGCGCGTTAATATCAACCCAACCTGTTTTAATAGCTCCACCAGCTTCAGGAAGTTCTGCTTTTTCCCATTTAGTGGCTTTAGGCATTTCTGCTGCTAACAATGCGCCACCAGCCGACTGAATCATTGGGTTAATAGATTGCATTGCCAAACCTAGAGCTTTGCCTCTATCTGCTGGCACGCCTGCTACGGCGGGGACGGTGTATGCAGGCTGAATAATATTACCTGTGTTTTCGTATCCTTCTAGCACTCTCGGTACATTTACATCAGTCAAATCTGAGCCGCTAGGAGCAAAACTTGTTTGCGGCATTGCTTTTTCTGGGACAGCAGGCGTCCCGCGCAATGCTGAAAGAAAATCTCTAGCTTCGCCAGCGGATTGCGCTTGGTACTTCTCACCCAACGCCTTTTCTTCCTCCAGCCCCTTCTTTTGCATCATCATGCCGGTGAAGCCTTGCAGCATTTTGGCAAGCCCTGCCGTTGCGGGAATGCGAGCCTCTATGCCGTTATAGCTAAACCGTTCGTTAGGCTGCATAGATTGCGCTTGGAGCATTTCAGCCATTTTCTGCTGTTGCTGAATACGCCGCTGCTCCGTCTGGTACGGACTTGGGACGTTAAAAGCGCGTAAAATATTTTGACCACCGTAATCAGCCATAATTTATCCCGGAGAGAAACCGCTGTTGAGATAGTCCGCATTGCCAACGGGGGAGGTTTGCCCTTCAAATACCGGCGCGGGTGCTTGCGAAAACGGATCTTTCTTTTTCATCATATTAACCATGTCCATCAAACCCATGCCCATACCGCTTGCAGGTGTCCCTGGCATCTTAAAAGTATCCTGCGGCATTTGTTCAGGGTTTTGCAGCAAAGCAGCCAATGCCATGCGCTTTTCGTCAGGGTTAAAGTTGTGGTATTGGTTCATGCGAAACCAAACAGTTTAGGATTATAAGCAGCAGCACCTAAACCAGCTCCCGCAAGTCCATAAAGCCCTGCAATTTGCGCGTTTGCATTAGCAGATTGCATTCCGTAATTTTGCATTGCGTTTTGACCTTGAGCCATAGCGCCTAGCATAACGGGAGCCGGTGCAACTGATTGCCCTTGATAACCCTGAAACTGCGGCATTTGAATCTGACTTCCGGACATCAGGCCAGTTATTTCGTTTAGCGGAAGTTGGCGCAAAGCAAGTTGCCGTTGTAGTTCGGACTGTTGTGCAGCATTTTGTGCGCCCATTTGCTGCGTTGCTTGCCCAAAACCTTGTGCCTGTGCGCCTATGTCAAGGTTTAAACCCTGCAAAGCGGCTTGTGAAAGCATATCGTTTTTTTGCTGGTTCACATCCATCATTGCATTTTGATACGCCTCGCCTCCAGGTACTAGCCCCTGATTCGCCAGCCGCGTCCTAGTCTGTGCGTCCATCCGTTCAATCTGCGGTTGCAAGCGCGCCATAATCGCTTCTTGCCCAGTGGTTCCAGCATTAACCGGCATCCGCGCAACATTTGACAAATCCATTTGCGTTTGCAGAGGCCCGCCCGTAGGAGCAAAAGCAGTACCAAGAACACCGCTTGCAGTAGCCGCGCCACGCTCACCAAGGTTAGCCAATGCCCCTTGAACGCGCTGCTGCGCCTCTAGCGTCGATTGCGCGGTAGGGGTAAGGGTTTGGGTTACGGTAGGCTGGTCGCCGTTGTACGTTACCGTTTGACCACCTAACGGCCCAACAATATTAGGGTTGTTCATGCGCCCTGCAACACGAGCAGCATCTACGTTAGCTGCGCCTTGCGCTGCGGCTGCACCAGTATAATCAGGAGCAGCATAATTGTTTTGTGGCGGGCTTTTTCCACCACCAAAAACACTACTAACTATCCCGCCCATATTTCCTCCAATTTTTTCATATATCTAGGTTCATACCATTTTTTTGCATCTGCTTTTAACAAGCCATAAATACACAAATCTTCATTATTTACGCTTGCTTGCCGCATAACGCCTTCTAATTTTGCGCCCAAATGAACAGCAAAACGCCGCGATTTTTTATTTCTACGGTCAATAACTCCGGTAATCCTTTTGCAATTGTTTTTTTCAAATGCGTAGTGCATGACCGTACTAATAAACCCCGCATTTAATTTTTCAGCGGAAATGTGCATCATTATGTTTGGAATCAAAAGTTGGTTAAACACAACGCCAGCAATCAATTCTTCATCTTTATTGACAAGACCAAAGGCAACAAAACTTCCCCAATCTGGCAAATGATTTTGTTTTTTAGCAACATAATTGCCAATCAATTCTTTGGGTTCGGTAATTATTCTCATATACCAGCCCATCCGGTTTGATATACAACGTCAGTTGCCGCCCACTCAAGCTGTATCCCTGAACTGCTGCTTTTTAGTTGTATGCCGCCGCAGTAACCCAATCCTGTAATTCCTTGCCAGTTGTTTGTGATTTGTAGCCCCGCACCCCATAGCGCAGTATCCCAAACGCCTGTATCCCAAAGACCTACGGTAGTAGGACTAAAGGACAGGCTGGCGGTGCTATCTGCCACGTTAAAATCTACGTTCATGCCAACAAATACAGCAGGAGCGCCGTCTGTGAAAATGCTTGGTCGTGCGCGAGTAAAGTATTTCTTAACGCCGCGTGACTCGTAGTAGTTAAATGCTTGCAATACGTTTGTTTGGATGTTGCTTGTGCCATCTATATAGGTAGAATCCCACGCCTTACAAACAACGCCATTGCCGCCAAAATAGGGATTGTCGTTAAACGTTTCCCAACAGTTAGCCGCCCACCCTGTAAAGTTGCACCAGCTTTTGGTAATGTTGTTCATTACCCATTGCTCCTGCTGGCCTTCTGCGACGGGTACGTTTATCCACAAGGCGTTATTTTTGGATGAATAAAGTAATTCCCACCCAAAATTAGAACCGTAGTTCACCGTAGCGGCAGTAACAGCGCCTTGTATCTTGTTGCTCAAAGCCACGCGAGGATCGAGCCTAGAGCTTTGCAAGGCCGAGGCTAACGGCAGCAACCCATCGAGCGTAATTATCAGCAAGTCACCGGAATACTTCAACATACAACGGTTGCCAACTGGGGAGCCTATTTTCCATACGCCAGCCGCCGCCCAGGTTGCATCGCTCGACGGGTCTGTGCCGCGCCAGACTATTACTTCGCCGTTGCTAGTAACAAATACTAGGTTGTCATCCGCGCCATAACCCGCATCCAGCGTCCAGGTATCCAGATCCACAAGCGTGCCGCCGTACTTAGCGATCTGACTCATATCTAAGACTTGAGCCGCGCCACCCACCGCACCGGTCGGCAGATACCACGCTTTTAACGTGTCTTTCTGGATAAACCACACGCGGTTTTTAAACAGCGTGATATTACTTAAAGTTGTCGTGGTAACGCCGGTGATAGCTATGGTTGAAATGCCGGTAATGCTTTCCCACGTTGAATTGTTGTAGAGCAATGGCGCATCTACCCCATTCACGGCATACAGATAGCTTCCCGCGGCTGTAGTGACGTTGATATGCTCCCACCGAGCGTTAGTAAGCCCCGTCTTGACAGCTGCGCCTACAGCGCCAGTCGTCGTTACGTCATAGATAGAACCGCCAGCCCAAGCAAACAGTTTATTTGCCACGCCGGTGCTGTAATTGACCAGCGTCTGCACTTGCCCGGATATGCCAGTAACCCAATTAACAAACCCGCCGCGCAATACAATATTGCTTACAGACGGAAAGAAATTAGTTAGCTGAACCGCATCCATCGGCTCCATATTGGCAATGGAATCACGCGCATTCCAACCGCCTACGGGAGCTGGTATTGAGGCAACCCTTGCTGCTGTACCTTGAACGAGAGGACGCGCCACTAGTTCGCTCCGTATCCAGAATCAGGAATATTATCGTAGCCAATTAGCACAGTCCCAGGACGAGGCGCAAAGCTTAAGTTTGCCGAGGACATATCAAGCGCCATAGCCGCCTCAAGCTCGGAAGCATAGTTCCGGTACATCGCGGTCGTATCAAAACCTTTGCCCTCAAAGTATTTGAGTTTTGTGAACAGCACCATTAGGCGAGAAGGATAAATGCAGGTATCGTTATCTGCCGTAAAGCTAGTCTTTACAGTACCCGTAGAGCTTGCCGCCCATCCGTTAGAACGGTACTCATAGCCTAGTAATTCAGCATTAGAAAAGCCAGGCCATATCTGGAAATACGAACCAAGCAAACGCCAACGGACGCGCGGGCCGGTAGAGATATAGCCATTAAGCAGCCATTCCCATTGTTGTGCATCCTCGGGGCCAAGCATTTCCCATTTTTTTGACGCATCCCACATAGTTCTAGGAACAAGGCTTTCGTAATCGCTAGGCAGGTCATACTTCATCTTCTGGAAGTACGCCGCAGCAGCCGTACCAGCCGCCGCAAAGTCTTGATTTACCGTAACCTGCGTTCCTGAATCAACCGAGCTTATAAACGTGTTTTGGTTGATGCCTGTGCCGGTCACCATGTATGTGGTGTCTAATCCTACTGTCGTAGGAATGCCGGTAATAGTTCTAGCCGCCGTAGTCCATGTTCCAGTCGTTGTCAGGTACTCGGTGCTAAACAACTTTTGTTTAGTCATTTCGCGCCAGTCAAACTTACGCAACAGCTCGTATCCGCAAGCATTCATCAACGCGAGGATTTGAATCACGTCCTGATTTGTGTTGCCTACGACCGAAGTAGGAGTGGATACTCCCAACTCGTTTGTTACTTGCTGCACCAACTGGAGCATGGTACTCGACATAATTACGCCTCTTTTTTGGGTCTGCCTGCCTTACGTTTTTCGCTCAACAGTTCTGCCATCTGCGTCTTTAATTCTTCCAGCTCAGTCCTTGTCTTAGCCAATTCCGTAGAGCTTTCCGTCTGATTCTTGCTAAGCAGGTAAGCCCTTGCTCTATCCCGCAAGCCCGTACCGCCCATGCCTACGCGCTGCAATTGCGAGTCAGAAGCGGTAGCAACCTGCTCAACGGTCTGAAACTTGAGAATCTGCAATTCAGCCATTTGGTAATCGGTGAACTCCTCCGGCTGGTCTTTGTTCCAGTCTGGAAGGCTAGTGCCTATTACTAGACCAGTATCAGACTTCATCTGAAAGTGCAGCCATTGCCGAGGAAACCTAGCTTTATGATCTTCACGAACAGGTTGATCTATCACGTTTGTTTTATCGCCAGGAACAATGATCCTTACAAAAGGCTTGTCTTTGTACGGGTCTTTCTCGTAGGTGTAAAACTCAACGTGCAAGTGCTGATCTCCATTACCAACGTCGCTGTCTAGCATTTTCTTCTCCTGTGGGGATTAGGTTCGTGTACCGCTTAAGCTGTACCACTTTGTTGCCGATACCGCAAAAAATATGCTGCTGTAATTACTTACAATTGATGCCGACGTGGTTTGATTGATCGTCGATCCTGTGTCATACGGATAAACCTTGATCGTGTTAGCGCCCGAGTTAGCAATAAATATTGTTTCTCCCATTTGTGTAGGGGGAAGCAATACGCCAGTCCCAGAAGCTGCGGTGTCAACAGAGTTATAAATCCGCGTCAATTGCAACGCATCAGCTCTAGTCGAACCCACCGCAGTCAAACCGTCAACGCCATCGCCGCAAATGGCAACGGTCATCAGGGGGGTTGCCCCTGCGCCCATTACCCTCGACGGAATAGTCATTACGCAGTTGTAACCGATGCCCAAGTCGTTGCGCTAGTAGCAAACAGAATGACTGTTTTTGCCGTTGCAACAGACAAAGTTGACGCAGCCGCGTTGATCGTTGATCCGGCTTTTGGGTAAACGGTAACGGTTTGACCGGAATCATTACGAATGCCGATCATTGCGCCCACCTCAGTCGGTGGCAGAATAACGCCAGTACCGGAAGATGAAGTTGTAATCGTGTTCCAAACTGCCGACAGTTGCAGCGCGTCAGCAATAGTAGAACCAACGGCAACAAGCGCGGTTGCGCCATCGCCACAAATGCTGGTAGTTGCAAGGCCGGAGTTACCGGATGCTTGAACGCGTGAGGGGATAGCCATTTTTTAAATCCTTTGTGTTAAGGGAAAAGTCATGGCTTTCGCCATTGCGTGTAACAAGCCGGGGCCACAAACTTCAATTACAACATCTTCCTGTGCGAATTCTCGCGCAAGGTTTTGAAAGTCTTTAACTTGCTGGCACATCCACGGAGCTGCTTTAAACTTTCGCTCGTGAATTGTAGCCGTTATTATATTTTCACCATCGTTAGATTCCTGTTTATAAACGTGGTGTTTATCGTCGGAGTAACTACTGTCCATGCCAAACAGGTAAATCCTGCGATAACCCTTTAGCTTGGCAAGAATCATTGCCAACATACCGACTGTAGTAAAACCGCCCATAAGGTGCACAGGACGGTCTTTCTCGCTCTCTAGGTACTCGTACACCCCTTCTGTCTGAACGTGGACTAGATCGACGTTAAAGCCTTCCAGCGCGTCAAATATGCAGGGGTCGCATTGCGAGGCAATATAGAACTGGGTTTCCTTGCGCGGGTGCTGCAAAAACCTGACGTTTTCGGATCTTGCATCCAGCATTACATGACCGTCAGGGACTATGCCGTGTTCTATAAGCCAGTCATAAGTGCCGTTCATCGACCAAATTCTAGCGCCATTCTGATACCTTGCCTTTAACTGAGGAAAGGACTCATCAAGACTAGGAGCACCGCCGACAATACAAATACTTTCTTCGTTTGACTCCGTATCAAAATCAAACCAAGAAAGCTGCCTTTTGCAAGACAGCTCCACATTCCCAAGCATTACGCCTGGGAGTGTGTTTCCGACTACATCTAAAACTGCTTCAACCATTAAGTGATCTGGCTTTGCAGGTGAGGACGGTTAATCGTTACCGTAACCGTTGAGACGGTTGCAGCAATCGTAGCCAAGTTAGCCGAACGAGCTGCGACAACTTGCAGACCCGCAGAGGCAAGAACCTTGACGCGGCCAGCGGTAGCGGACAAGAACACAGTAACTTGCGGAGTTACCGCAACTGCCGTTTTCTTGACCACAGCATTGCCAGCGATCTGATACCAGCCAAATGTACCAGCCAAGTTAGCCGACATTGCAACTGCAACCGGCACGTCCTGAACCGCTACGTTAGTTACAACAACCGTTTGGTAAGTAGTCGCGTTGTATTTCACAACAAGACCAACTTCGGTTGCTGCCACGCCCAACAGCAGGATGAACTCGCCCTCGCCATAGGTCGGATCGTCAGCACGCACGATCTTACCAAGGACGTTAGGAGGCGTAGGAATGACAGACGCGCTGCCACTCGAAACGCCACCGGGCGAGGTTACACCAGTATCGGTGTTTGCGATCTGAAGCAGACCGCTTTGATTTTCTGCAAAAGTGTAAGCCATTTAATTCTCCTTGAATATGTATGTTTTGCAAAGTTTGATTTTGCTAATTGTGCTTTGATGAACCATAAATTTTTTGGCGATAACTTTTTGAGAATATCGGTTTGCCAACATTTCTCTAATGGTATCCACATCTTTATAGGTTAGTTTGCTTTTTGTGCCACGCCTAAATTTTGCATCCATATCTGCAACATTATCAACGTTAAACCCTAAAAAAAGATGGTCTACGTTAACGCATTTTCTGTTGTCGCAATGATGCAAAACATGGACACCAGCAGGAACCGGAGTCACAAATAGCCTGTAAGCCACTCGATGCGCTGAGTCAGAGTTTCCACCGCCATAGGAATTAAATTTCCCATAACCGCCTCTGTTTAGGCTTGCTTGCCATTCGTGACAACCGTTTTCCATTACTTTTACCTTTGCCAAAAAACGTTTTGTTTCATCAGATTTTGGTCTGCCTCCGGGCATTTTTCTCTCCATTTAATTTTATGGAGATATTGTACCTTATCGCATAACTTTATGCTAGACAGACCACACAATCAGGCAATCAAAACTCCACAAAATTGCGGCCCGCTGCTCGTCAAATTACCGGCCCACCCGATGAGTTTCACGATTGCGTCCTGGTTCACCGCTTGACGCTCGCCACCAATCGGAACGAAATTACGGTCTGCGTGCGGCCTGAACATCATATATTTCGTGTTCAGAAACCACATATGGCTAGCCGTAGCAGCCGAACCGATACCACCGTCCAGCACTACGTCAGAAGCCATACCCGCGCCATAGTATTTCAGCGAAGCAAAACCAGCACCAGCAGTTGAATTACCGCTGTCAGAAATGCGCTGAATCGACTGCAAGGACTGAAGGTACAGACGGTAGAAAATATTGTCTGCAACGATCAGGTCAGGCTTATCGGTTCCGCGAATCAACTGCACAGCAAGCGAATCCATGTATTGCTGGATGTTGGAAGCAGTAACAGCAGCACCACCGTTCGTTACGCCCGAATAAGCGACGGACTGCCAGAACGTATAGGTTGCGCGGTTAATACCACCGTAGGTTCCAGAGGTAGGCGCATCAGGAACGGCAGCGCCGAGGCCCGTGATGTTTTTTCCGCTGTTGCCAGTTCCGTCCAGATAAATATCCGAACCGATACGGTTAGCCAGTTGCGCTTCAGCCACATTCATACGACCGTCCAGCAGGTCAATAATTGCCTCTTTGCCGCTGTTTTGGATCATTTCCAGACCGCTAATCGAAACAGCAGAAGCGTACTGGGTGATACCAAACTGCGCCGCCGAGATGGGGCTGTTTTGTGAAACGTTAAGCACTTCATCAATTTTGTTAACGTTTAGGCTCTTTATCCTAAACTTCAATATGTCACCATATTGTTCAGACTATATCATCCCTTTCGGGTGGGAAGCTCGTGGGTTCATTACCGCTTTCGCTCGGAACCTAGTCGTTACACCTTCTGTATCCCTCAGGCTTTCGCCTTACATATACAGCTTGGCTCGGTATTATCTTTAACTTGCTTACGGTTAAAGGTTTTCACCGAATTCATCCCATTTGCTTTGTAAACTTGCTTAATGCAAATAAACAGAGGGGCTAGAAGTCAACCCTGAATAACTATTGGTGTTATTGGTCGTGCTGTCGTTGTACATAATCTCCTGGAGTATGAGGTTCCCGCCAGAAAATGTTTTTACATTCCCGCGTTCCTTCAGCCTACGCAAGAGTGCGTTGTTATTTGTCCTATCGTTACGTTTCGGCTCTTTATCCGAAACCTGCACATTCCTTTTATGTGCAGAGCAGACTATCTCATCGCAAGTTTTTCGCTTGCTTGGTGGCACTAATCTTTGCGCCATGACCTTTCGGCTTTCCAAGCTGCGCCAATCTACGTCTTAAGTTGCTTTCTGCGCTAGGGCGATACCCGTTTGCTACCCTTGCCGCCGCTGCCAAAGCTGGAGCATTTTTAGGGGGCTGGAACGATAGTTCATTATCGTTTAGCAGCAAGCCTTGCACCCTGTAATGCTTCATCCAAGACAACTCGCGCTCACGCTTCTCAATCACCGAAACTTCTGCTGGCATCGTTTCAAGCACCCGCATCTGAAACTGTCCAGCGTGATCGTTCCACGCTTCTTGCAACTTTGTAGAGCTATGCTTTCCCGCTTTTAGCAAACTTCTATGCTCTCGCATTCGCTTGCCAGGCTTACCCGCTGTGCAACCTATGTAAGCCGCGCCGGTACTTGCATCCTCTAATCCGTATATTGTCACCATTTGGGATACCCCTCTGTGGTTGATACTTACGCTTCGCGCTCGTGGGACTCAGCTTCCGCCTTGTCCTAGTCGTTACACCTTCAGCAACCTTTTAACTTTGCCGCTTGGCTCGGTGTTGGCATCGCAGCTTTTCACCGAATTCACGAAGTTTTTTAACGTCTAATTTAAACGTTATCTGCCAGCTCACCCGAACGACTTTGAATGTTGGTCGCAATGATGTCACTAACAGAACTATTGGCAAATGCCATGATTTAGCTCCTTAAAAGTGAATTAAAGCCGGTCACTCATACTGTCGAATTGCTCAGCAAGTAATGCCCGACGATCTTGCGCTTTGGATTGGGTCGCTGCTCCGGGTGTGGAACCTCGCACACTCACCGCTGCCGCCCTTGCAGCTTTCGCTGCCCTATCGGCCCCTGCTCTTTTCGCCGCGTCTGCCTGAACTTGTTGGTTCTGGTGGACGGTTTCAAAAAGACCTTGGTCAAGGCGTATAGCTTTCTCATAAGCATCTTGCAAATCGGTCGCAACACCGCTCTGTAGGAGCTGGATCATTACAGGCCGCGCTTCTTCAAAATGCTCTGCTTTTTGGGAGAATTGATTGATCTCTCCCAACAAAACTTGGTTCTGTTGTTGTTCCTGCTGCTGCTTCCAGTTTTGCACCTCACCGCGAACCGAATTAAGCTCGTTTTGGAGTGCGTAAAACTGCGGATCAACAGGGGCTTGTTGTTGCAAGCCACCTACATCGTTTAAATTTATACCATAACTTTGCGCTAGTCTAGCGAAATATTGCTGCTTTTCATGGGGTTGACTAGTCCGCAGGATATGGTCAGCTTCCATCAGAGCTTTAACTGCGCCTGGCGCGTCAATTCCCAGGCCGGTAATCGTCTGCATATACGGAGCAATGACCTCTTGCATCTGGTCGGCGTATTGCGCTTTAGACTTAAGCGGCTCAATGCCTGCTCTCATCTGTTCTTCGCGCTGGTGAGCGTATTCCTTCAACTTATCGTCAGCACCCTGCCAGACTTCGTGATAATCCTTTTTCCAGCTTGCGGGAGGACGTTTCCAGACGGGTTCTTCAACCGCTTCTATTTCTGCTGGAGCCGCTTCAGGCGCGGGTTTTGCATACTTGCCCGTATCGTCGCGTGCGCGTGCGGGTTCAGCCGCTGGAGCCGCTTCTACCTCGTCAAACTGCTGTGCAAGCAAATCACGCCTTGCCTCTGCATTTTCTACCGGGACAATCTCATTTAGGTCTGCCATTTTCCTACTCCCTGTGGGGGTTTAATTACGGGTAAAACGAATATCATCACGCAACTTGTTCAGTATCTTGTTTGCCTGCGAATGCGTCATGTTTGACAACTGCGCTTTCAATACTTCCTTACGGGTGTCCTGAACAGGGACAGGCTTGCTCTCCATACGTTCATTTCCAACCTCAAAGCAGTTATGTTCCCGCAAGTGTTCTCGGTGCTTGCTGCGGCTGGTAATCATGCTGCCATCAACCATAGACTGATAAGGTTGTATGTCAGGCATGACGTAATGATGATCTGGCGTGTAATCACCCTTTTCTATCGCTACGCCATCAACGTAAATCCAGCTTTTTCTCATAGCAAGGCCAATACATCCTCGTCATCAAGTTCAATGTGCAATTCCATGATCCTTTGCACCCTGTCCAAATCCTCTAGCATCCGGTCGTAATCAATTGCTGGCAAAGTAGCTGCTCTGGTTTCCATAAACGGCGCGGCTATCTCCTCCGCAACGTCTGGTCTACCTTCTACAATCTTCTCAAACGCATAAACAATCTCAGCTTTACGGCGTGCCTTATCTGCAATTTCCTTTGCAAACTTCTTTTTAAGGTAATCGCCATCATGGGTGTCAAACTCAACGAGGGGCGTTACATAGTCCCAAGTTGCATCGTCCCAAGTGCCGGTGTCCCAACCTCCATTCATTGCACAACTTCAACGCCAATGGCTTTACCGTCAGGGCCGCGAATAATCCGCTTCTTAGCAGTAGCCGCAGACATAACATTGTCCATTTTGTTCATTGTTTCGTTTTGCATATCGGTCATGTTTTGGTGCATAGCCGCCATTGTTTGCAAAGCGTTTTGGACATTATCGCCAAGCTCCGAGGCTATACGGTCACTTGCTGCCGTAGCCGCCTCAACCAGAGGCACATCCACGCCCGGATTCGCACCAATCCGCGCAACCAATACTTTAGTCGCAGCTTCAAGTTCCGCTTTCCAACGGTTAAATTCATCCTCTGCCGCTGCGGTCTGCGCTTTCATCGCCATTTCGTGTTGCATTTTTTGATCTTCAATCTGAGCCTGCATCTGAGCCAGTTGCATCTCGGCTTGAATCTTGGACTGGTGCATCTGCCCATCGAGCTGCGCTTTCATCTGCGCGGCTTGAGCGTCTGCTTGCACCCGCATCTGGTCGGACTGCGCCGTGGCTTGCATCTTGGCCTGCTCTAGCTGTTGTTGAGCCTGGAGCTTCATCATCTCGGGGTCGGGGCGCTGTTGCGGGTTCTGCTGGCTTGCAGCGGCTTTCTGCTTGATCTGCTCCAGCGCCACATCCAGCGTGCCTTCTATGGCTTTGGCTTGCTTAAACCCGCCAACGCCAAACTTCATTAATTCTACAAGCATCGGCACAAGCTCTGGCGATTGCTGGCCTACAGGTAAAGCTTCCCGCATAAAAGACCCAAAAGCCGTTAGAAACTCAACGCGGTCTTTCTTGTTTTGCTGTTCGTCAAGCTGCACCAGGCTATCCGCATCCACTTCAATTCGGAAATTACGCAACGGACTGTCTTGGAGCAACATCAAAGCTTGTGGAACTAGAGCTTGGTCTGCCTCGCTCATCTGTTCGGCAGCGGAATATTCAAGGATGGTTTTAGGCTGGAATTTAGAGCAGATCACCTGCGCTTTTAGCCTGATAAGTTGCGAGGCAAACAGAGCAACTTCCTCCTGCATACTGCGAAGCCTCAGACCGGCGTATTGACCCTTGATCTGCTGCGCCGTAGCGGTTTCGATGGCTGCGGTTTGACCTCGGATAATGTCCGAAATGCCGGTAATCTCGTATATTTGACTCTTGATGTCCTCTCGCGCCCGGTAGCATTGGAGCAAGGCGTTTGACAATACATCTAGCGGCAACAGGTCAATACTGCCCTTCAACCCTCCTTTTTCGCTAAACGCCATCCACTTATCCACAGGGATAAGCGCGTTATTCTCGCCTTCTGTCAGCAATCGTTGCAAGCTAGGCTGGCTTGCGTCATACACACCACGAACCCGGAGAGCCTTAACC